AGTCCAATACCACAGCTCACTGCCTCCCTTAGAACGTCGACAAGCTTGAACAGCCGCATCTAGCTCCTCCTGACCCGTATGCCTCACCTGAGCGCGACCCAATGCCTCATAAAACGCGCCGCACGCCTGCATATAGGTGCGGTGGTCAAGACCAGTAGTCATCCGCTTCACCTTTGGGTGCTTCGCAATTACCTCAGTCGACTGCGAAGCACCCGTATAGACCATCGCCGCAGGCTTCCACTTCCGCTTCAGCTCTTCCAAGCGTGCCGGAACCCAATCCGTACCAACACGCCTATCAACAACCTCAATGTGGACGTTCCCGTCAGCCCGGCGCGACGCTGCGGCAATCGTCGCCACGTCACGCAAAGGCGTGACATCCACACCGAACGCGACCTCAACGCCGGAACGGGACTCCGCATCAAAGCACTGCGCCCAAAAATCAGCCGGAATCGCCGACGAAGAACCAACCTTGCCCCAAATACCGAGCCGCTCACGTTTGAAATGCTCATCACTCATCGCACGGCGCTCCGAATCCACATACTCAGCCGAGATACGCCGACCAAGCGCAGGATTTGCCAGCGCCCAGTTCGCCGGGTCAGCCGGATCAGCATCCTCAGTCGTCGACCATTCGTAAAATGCCAGCTTCGTCTCCTCAGCAGGCGAGAGTGCCCTATCACGGATGCTTTTCAGCACCTCAGAGTCAGGCATACCAGCAGACGAGGCGTACCAGATCTGCGGAGACTCGTTCAAACTCTTTGATGCCAGCGTCGGCAGCATCGAAGCCTGCACAGAACGCGGCAAATCGTAAGCCTCGTCAAAAACAACCAGGTCAGCGGTAAAGCCACGCGCCGAACCACGGCTACGCGCCTTAAACAAGACACGGTTACCGCTCGCAGTCGTCAAAGACATGCCACTGTTACCGGTTTTAATGCCTGACATCTTCCCCTGCGGGTCACCCGCGTAGCCAGCCATGTACTCGACCAGCTCGGACCCGCGAATCAGCGACTCCAAACGCTGCTGATGCTCAACAGCCGTCCCGAATAGGTGCGCAGAGTGAAGAATCAGCCGCTCACCGAACAAAAACATGCCAGCAAGCTCACGCGCCTCAAGAATCGACCCCTTACCGTTCTGTCGAGGAACAATAAGACCGACCTCGAACGCCTTCCAACGCCCATCAACACGCTCACCGAGCGCGCCACGGAGCACATGCTGCTGCCAAGGGTCCAAATGCAAGCCCGCAACAGCCGCCAAATCCACCGCATCATCACCAGCAGAGGTGAAATACAGCGGCGTAACGTCAATGCGAGGAGTCTGAGACCCCATCAGCTGAGCAATCTCAGCCACAGAGCCTCACCTCCACCCTAAACAGCCTGCGCCTCTTCGATGCGGCGCTTCCTACGAGCCGCCAACTCATCCAAGGCACTCACCTTCGGCTTCGCTGTCTCCGTCAGCCGCTCAATATCAGCCGCAGCCTCACGCTCAGCATTCAACAGAGCTGCCACATCACGAGGCCCAGCAACAATCAGAGCCGCACGAGCCTTGTAGAGGCGCCACCGCGCGGACTCCAACGGGTCCTCATGCGTCGGCACAGAAATCTCACGACTCGCACCATAAGCAACCATCTGCTCAACGACTACAGAACTACCCTGTCCAACGGTTCGGACAACAGGCGCAGGAGCAGGAGCACCAACCACAGGTTCCGGTGGCCGCTCCGCAGCCTTACGATCACGCGCCGCCTTCGACGAGGCACGCTCAGCCGCCCGACATTCCGGGCAAGGAGCCTCACCATGACGGCGGTGACGCTTCGCCGCCGCCGTAGTCCCGCAGGGAGCCAGGCTGCGGCCTTTTTTCTCAGCCACAGAACCCCCTCTCAACGGGAAATTTTGGGTTTCAGAGCCCGCGGGGGGATGTCACTATGACCGAAGGGGGAAACTTGACCCCATAGGGGGTAACCCCCGGGGGTACGTTTCCCATTTCGTCATCATCTGAAAACCAATTTCCGTTTCATCGTCATCGAATAAAAAACTTGTTGAACCACTCACCATGCTTGCGTGGTCTTGGGTGGTCGTACTTGGTGTGCGAGTCGTTTGCACCCGCGCCGGCTGTTGCATCGCCTGTGTGCGGGCGCGAGCTCGCCGAGCAGGTTGCCGCCGCGGGCGATTGCAGTGAGGTGGTCGGCGGTGAAAGCCAGCGGGTGAGTGTAGGGCAGGGTCATGTCGATTGGTTTGCCGCAGAGGTGGCATGGCCAGCCGTTGTCGCTGGTTGCTTTGCGGAGTGCTGCGGCGTTGGCGCGGTAGCCGCGGTCACTGTATTTGGTCGCAGTCGTCACAGTCGCACCTGCTTCCGATGATGGCGCGCATCTGCGCCTTGGAGATGATGAGGTCGAAGCGGCAACTGAAGTCGTAGATGGGTTGTCCCCAGCTGATGTCGACGTCCCATTCTGCGGGGAATCGTTCGCGGAGTGTCTTGAAGATTCGCTTTTCTTCGTCGTCGGTGAAGTCTCTGTAGCACATGGTGCCCTCCTTAGATGGTGAGGGTGAGTGTTGTGAGCAGTGTTGCGAGCAGGAGTGCTCCTGCGATGGTGCAGGTTACAGCTCGTGGCGCCTTGTTGGTTGTGGCGATGTCTACTGCGTGGGTGGTTAGGTTGCTGCCGATGATGGCGGTGATGATTGCAACGGAGAGCATGGTTTTTTTGCTTTCTGGTACAGGTGGAGCCCCTGTCCGTGGTGGGCAGGGGCTCCGACTGAAGTGACTACACGCTGTTGCTAACCATTGAGTGTCGTCTTCTGTGATCCGCCGCTTTCATGTGCCCGCTAATTGTTTTTGGGCACCATGAAGCTGGGCCACAGTGTACACAAGTTTTTAGGGGTTTGCAATGAGTGCGGTGCGGATGGTGTCGATGCCGTGCCAGGTGGTTTTGCAGGCGGCGCAGATGGCGGTTTCGGCGCGTAGGTGGAAGTGGATTGCTTCGTCTACTCGTTGGGCTCCTTCGTTGGTTTCGGTGATGACCCATTCGGCTGCGCAGTTGGGGCAGGGGACGCGGATTGGGATGGTGGTTTCGTCGAGTGCTTTGATGGCTTCGCGCCAGCCGGTGAGTTTGGTGGTGGCGTAGTCGGTATCGACGTGGCGCGCCCAGTTGGTGAGTTTGTCGGCTAGGGTGGCGTGCGTGTAGATCTGGTAGGTGGCGGGCAGGTCGTAGCGGATTTGGTGTTCGATGGCGGCCTTGATGAGGAGGGCGTGGTCGTTGCAGGGACTGGTGGATTTGAACCCGCCGCCGCCGGGCCCAGCGTTGGGGCGTTCGGTGATGGCGTGCTCGAGTTGCTGCAGGAGTGGTAGGGCTCGGGTGTAGAGGGTGGTTCCGTGCCAGGTGTGGGTGGCAGTGTGGTAGTTGGTGAATTCATGGAGCAACGAATTCAAAGAGAGCATCGTGTTTCTGGCTCCTTAGTGTTGTGGGTGGGCTGGTGGTGCAGGCTGGTGGTGTAGGGGTGTGATGACGATGAGCAGGCCCGGGGCTTCTTTGTCGAAGCCTCCGTGGTGGAGGTGGGGTCCGTCGAGGTGTTCGTGGTTGTCGTCTGGGAGGAGCCCTGCTTGGACGTAGGTATCGACGATGGCTTTAGCGACGGGGTAGAGGTTGGCGGGGTCGTAGCGGCCTCGCCTGCTCTTGTAGATCCAGATGTCGATTTGTGCGTGGGTGAGGGTGGGGATTTGGTGGCTGGGGTGCTCTTGTTTCCATTGGTGGATGTCGTGGTTGGCTGCGTGTTTCCATTGGTCGGCGTTGGCGCGGTAGGTGCGCCAGTGGGTGCCGTTGGAGCGGTTGATGGAGAGGAGGGTGCGGTTTTCGAGGGGTATCCAGCGGAGGATTGGTTTGCTGTGGGGGGTCTTTTTGAGGGTGATGGTTGCGGGTGGGGTTTCAGAAGGGTGGAGTGTCATTGGCGGTGGTGTCCTTTCGGTGTTGGTTGAGTATTGGGGTGTAGCCGGCGGCGGTGAAGTGGCAGATGTGGTGTGGGGCGACGGTGATACCTGGGGCTGGTGGGGCGTGAAGTTCGTTGAGGTGTAGGGCGGTGTCGGTGGCCTCTAACTGGTAGGCGCGGCGCCCTTGCTGGAGGGTGGCGCGGATGGTTGCCGGGTTGGTGGTGGTTGTGGGGTCTGCTTGGGTGGGCATTGCGGTGGTGGGTCCGGTGAGTCCGGTGAGGATGAGTGCCCCGCAGCGGGTGCAGGTGTTGATGTGTGCTTGGCGGGCTTGGCGGGGGTTGGGTTGGGTGTTTTGTTCGTGTCGGATCCATTCGGGGGTGCCTGGTGGTGGTGTTGGGAGTTGGTCGAGGAGGTCGGGCTGTTTTTTGGCAGGTTTTCGGGGCATGGTGGGCCTTTCGGGGTGCGTGGAAAAGTTGTGTAGCTGAGTATTTGGACTTGTCAGCGGTTTTTTAGCTACACAAGCTACACAAGGTTCTATATGCATGGCTGTAACGGGCGTGTGTGCGCGCGTATGTGTTTGTCATCTACTTGTAAAAGTTGTGTAGCTTGTGTAGCTGTTTTGCGGTCTGACTTGGGAAAACTCCAGCTACACAAGGGGTGAAAGTTGTGTAGCTGTTGTGTAGCTTGTGTAGCTACCAGATGTCTCCATCTTTGAGCTGAATGCCGCCGTAGACGCGCGCGCCGCTGTTCGGCTGCGGGGGTGCGTCTCGGCCGACCAGCACCCCGTGCACCTTCAACTGGGAGGCGAACGCCCTGCCCTTGACAGGTTCCAGCCCCTCTTCGGCGCACCAGATGTGGTATGCCTGGCGTAGGTCGGTGACCGCCACGGTGTAGTGCCGGTTGCCGGGGTAGAGGTCGCATCGGGCGGTGAGGAACTGGCCGACCGTGTCCTGGCTACTCTTGTAGGCTTCGGTGGCGGCGCGGACTGCCTCGGGAGGCTGCAACCCGTCACGGAAGTATGCGACTGCGCCTTGGATGATCCATGCGAGCACTGCCGCCGCGTCGGCCCGCAGCTTCTCGGGGAGGAGCTCGTCGCGTTCTTCGGCGGGGACGGTGTGGACGAATGGGACGAGGTTCATGCGCCTCCACACGGATTCGCCGCCGTCTTCGACTGCGGGCTGGTGGTTGCCCATCAGGTGCAGGTGGTGGGTGGGGGTGAATTCGAAGAAGTCTTTGTTCATGAAGCGGGCGGTGATGCGGTCGCCGCCGGTGAGCATTTTGAGCTTTGCTTCGTCGAGGGTGTCGGTTGCGTTGGTTTCGGAGCCGACGACGAAACGCTTACCGTTGAGGCGCGCCAACTCGGTGGCGTGTTCTTGGAAGGGCTTCTTCATCAGGAACCCAGCCGGCAAGGTTGCGGCGTAGTCGCCGAGTGCGCCGGTGATGGCGTCGTAGTAGACGGACTTGCCATTGCCGCCGGTGCCGTAGGCGAAGGCGAAGACGTGCTCACGCTGCAGGCCGGTCGTACTGTAGCCGGCAAGCCTCTGCATGTAGCCGGTGAGTGCCTGGTCGTGGTTGAAGGTGGTTGCGAGGAACCTCTCCCAGGTGGAGGAGGTGCCTGCGGGTGCCACGGCGGTTTGTTTGGTGTGCATGCGGGTTGGTGCGTGTGGCATGAGTTCTCCTGTTCTGAGTTTGATGATTCCGGTGGGGGTGTTGAGTTCGTCGAGGTGGGTGTCGAAGGCGGAGGCGGGGACTGCGATGGTGGGTTGGACTTTGAGGAGTCCGAGTAGGGCGGTGGAGCCGCGGTGGGAGCGGGCGTAGCGGATGAGCGCGTGCGCCTCCTTATCGGGTTTGCCTTCGTCGGTGACGGGCGGCTTGAGGGCGGCGGCAAAGTTCAGCAGCGCGAGTTTGGTGTCACCGCCGGTGTCGGGCTGTTCTTCCCAGCGTGTGCCGGTCCAGTGGAAGAAGCGGCCGCGGTCGATGTTGTAGCGGATGTGGTTGTTGAAGAGGTGGGTGAAGGCGCGGATGAGGCCGAGTTCGGTCCAGTCGGTAATGGTGGCGCCGTCACTACTGCCGCCGGTGGTGGGTTCTTCCGCGGTGGTGGTGGTTGCTGTTTCGGGTGCCTGCTCCCCCACCGTCTGCACCTCTGCCGGCTCCCCCACCGTCGGCTCCCCT